AAGCGATCTCTGAAGAGTATAGATCAAATCCAAACATAGAAAAATTTACTGAATTAGATGCGTTAGCTAAAAGCTACATCAATGCAGTATCTATGATTGGAACTGATAAGATTCCTCTACCAGGAAAGTCTGCTACAGATGAACAGTGGAATGAAGTTTATAATAAATTAGGCAGACCAGAAACTGCTGATAATTATAAATTAGAATTTAAAACTGATGTTGCTCCTGTTGATGAAAAAGTAATCAAAGGCTTCGCACAAAATGCTCACAAGCTAGGTTTAAATAATAAACAAGCTCAAGGCATATTAGAGTTTTATAAATCAACATTAGAAGGCTCAGCAAAAGAAATGTCAGTGAATATGGAAACTGCACAAGCTGAAGCTACTAATGCTTTAAGATCAGAATGGGGAAGAGCATACGATGACAACTTAAGAAAAGCTGCCAATGTTGCTCAAACTTATTTAGAACCAGAACTTCTTGATACTCAATTAAGAGATGGATCTAGATTAGGTGATAATCCAAAGATCATTAAAGCATTTGCTAATATTGCTAATCTATTATCTGAAGATAAAATTATCGGTACAGAATCTGATAATATACTTCAAGGTAGAGAAATTGAAAAAGAAATAGAAGAATTAACATCTGATAGACAAGGTGCTTATTGGAATAAAATGCACCCTAATCACAACAAAGTAGTTAATCAGGTGCTAGCATTAAGAGAAATGCTTAGCCAATAGGCTATTAATTTATTGCTTGCAATAAAAGCTATCTCAATAATCTTATTGCAATCAATTCAAAATTAATGTATTGCGATTTCTAGGGAGATTTTTAATTAAATCTTCTTAGAAATTGTAAGACAATTCTATTAGAACCTTACATGCCTGTTGGAAAGACAACCGACTAACAGTCGTTAAATGCAAGATTGCCTATCTATAAGGTGGGGAACTTTCTGAAACTAAACTTAAACTTAACTTAACAAAAGGAAATGACAATATGTCAAATCAAATAACAACTGCTTTTGTACAGCAGTACAGTTCAAACGTACAAATGCTATCTCAACAAATGGGATCGTATTTAAGAGGAGCTGTGGATGTTGAGTCAGTAGTAGGAAAGAATGCTTTCTTTGATCAAGTTGGTAAAACAACTGCTCAATTGAGAACATCTCGTCATGCTGACACTCCACAATTAGATACACCACACTCAAGAAGAAGAGTAAGTCTTGCAGACTACGAGTGGGCTGATCTAATAGACAATGCAGACAAAGTTAGATTATTAATTGATCCAACATCTTCTTATGCAAAAGCTGCGGCTGCTGCTATGGGAAGAGCTATGGATGATGTAGTAATCACAGCTTTAGGCGGAACAGCATTTTCAGGTGAAACTGGATCTACTTCTGTACCGCTTCCATCTGGTCAAAAACCATATACTGCATCACAAACTGATGGTTTAACAATTGCTAAACTATTAGAAGCTAAAAAAATCTTAGATTTAAATGATGTTGATCCATCTATACAAAGATATATTGTATGTGGACCAAAACAAATCTCTGATTTATTAGGCACAACGCAAATCACATCTGCTGATTTCAATACAGTTAAAGCACTAGCACAGGGACAATTAGACTCTTTCCTAGGTTTTAAATTTATTGTTAGCAATAGATTAAAATTTGACGCAACTAACACTGACGACAGACTATGTTACGCCTTCACACAAGACGCTATTAAATTAGCGGTTGGTCAAGATGTTCTAGCTAGAATTGACGAGAGAGCTGACAAATCGTACAGCACTCAAGTTTATTACGCTATGAGCATTGGTGCAACTAGAATGGAAGAAGAAAAAGTTGTCGAAATAGCTTGCGACGAATAATTAACAATAGGAGAATAAAAATATGGCAAACGTAAATACAGACATAGTAACTAATTTTGTTACTGTTCCTCAAGTATTAAACTCTGCACAACAATTACATGGTGTGAAAAGAGTTGCTCAAGGAACGATAGCTTTGGCTGCTGGCGATTTAAGTGCTTCAGACACAGTTATGCTAGCTCCTATACCAAGCAATGCGAGCATTACTTCAATCAAATTATTTAACGATGATTTAGATTCTAGTACTGTTATCACTGCTGATGTTGGCTTATACAAACAGGATTTATCTGTTGTAGATGCTGACGCTTACGCTTCTGCGATTACAGACTTAAGAGCTGCTGTAAAAACAGGAACTGAAGTTGCTTTTGAAGCTAGAGATATAAACAAAATGGGACAAAAAGTTTGGCAAGATGCTGGACTTTCTTCTGATCCTGCTTTGACTTACTTCGTAGGAATTGGTTTTCCTGCGGCTGGAGATCAAGCTGGTGATTTAAGTTTCATTATTGAATACACAGTTAGCTAATAACTAACTTAAAATAGTGGGGAGTAAAATCCCCACTATTCATCAATGAAAAAAACCAACGAAATAAAAACCATTTTACATTTACAAAATAAAGATTATATCTATCGCTATGTTCTAGTTGATAGATTTAAACATACATCAACTGCACATCATGGTTTTGATAAAGATTTAGAACTTACAGAAGCAGAGATATTTGCTAAAGTTAAACCAAGACAATTAAGAAGAAAGTACATTATTAAAAATGACACTAAGTGATTTTGATCCAAGATTATTAGACATCTATGCAGAACCTAAACATCTATTACACTTTGAATGGAATGGATCTAGCGATGTCTATAGATACGCATTAGTTGAGATTATTAAACAAAATAACCTTAGTTCAAGAACTAAACAGAAATTAGACGAAATTCAATTATCTCAAGAAGAGATTTGGCAAAAATACAATATTGTAGTAAAGAAAGATTAATATGGCTTCAGTTGTTCAAATATGTAATGGTGCGTTAAATCAATTAGGTGCATCTACAATCTTAACTCTTACAGAAGATTCTAAGAACGCTAGGCTTTGCAATGCTAGATATTTGAATGTAAGAGATGCAGTATTTAGACATCATCCTTGGAACTGTTTATTAAAAAGAGCTCAACTACCAGCTGATACAGAAGCACCAGCTTGGGGATTTACCAAACAATTTACACTACCATCAGATTGCTTAAGATTAATTAAAATTTTAGATTATGAATCTGATCATGTTGTAGAAGGTAGAAAAATTTTATCTCATTCTACTTCTATGAAAATATTATATATATCAAGAGTTGAAGATCCTAATGAATACGATGAATTACTTAGAGAAGTATTAAGTTCTGCACTAGCTGCTGATATTGCTTATGCAGTAACATCATCTAATCCAGTAGCACAAAATATGTATGCTTTATATCAAGAGAAATTAAAAGATGCTAGATTCGTAGATTCAACAGAAGGATACAATACAGATCAAGAAATGGGTATGGCATCTGTAGTAGATTCAAATACGTTTATCAACTCTAGGTTTTAAAAACCATGGCTAGAGTTGCTGTTCAATTAACAAACTTTACAGGTGGAGAATTATCACCACGTTTAGATGGTAGAAATGATTTAGCCAAATACGCATCTGGTTGTAAGACTTTACAAAACATGATTGTTTATCCTCATGGTTCTGCAGCTAGAAGACCAGGTACAACATTTGTAGCTGAAGTTAAAACATCATCAGCATTTACAAGATTAATACCTTTTGAATTTTCAACAACACAAACTTACATTTTAGAATTTGGTGATGATTACATTCGTTTCTATAAAGATAGTGGTGCAATATTAGAAGCTAATAAAACAATCACAGCAATTACAAAAGCAAACCCAGGTGTTGTTACAACAACAGCTCATGGCTTCTCTAATGGTGATACTGTTGTTATTTCTGGTGTTGTAGGAATGACACAAGTAAATGGTAAAAGATTTAAAGTAGCAAGCGTTGCAACTGATACATTTGCTTTACAAGATATAGATGGCAACAATGTTAATACAACTTCTTACACAACTTATGTATCAGGTGGCGTTGCAAATAGAGTTTATACATTAGCAACAACTTATGAAACTGCAGATTTAGCAGAATTAAAATTTGCACAATCAGCTGACGTTATGTACATTTGTCATCCTGATTATGTACCAAAGAAATTATCAAGAACTGGTCATACCTCTTGGACTATTACAGATGTTGAATTTACTAATGGACCATACTTAGATGATAATATTACAGCAGTAACTTTAAATTCATCTGCACATACTGTAGGAACAGCTAGAGATTTAACAGCTTCTGCTGCTACCTTTGTTTCAACGGATGTAGGAAGATTAGTACGATTTAGAGAAGGCTATGGAAAGATTACTGCATTCACTAGCACTACTGCTGTTACTTGGACTATTATTAAAGATACTAATTCTGGTTCTAGTTCTACTGACTGGGCATTAGGAGCTTGGTCAGACACTACAGGTTATCCTTCTTGCGTATCTTTCTTTGAACAACGATTAGTATTTGCTGGTACAACAGATCAACCCCAAACATTATTCTTTTCTAAATCAGGTGATTATGAAAATATGGATGAGAATAGAGGTGGCACTATAGCTGATGATGATGCAATCATTTATACAATCGCATCTAACCAAGTTAATGCTATTCGTTTCTTATCATCAACACGAACACTTATTGTTGGTACAGTAGGTGGTGAATTTTCAGTATCAGGTGGTGGTACAGATGATCCTGTAACTCCAACAAATATATTAATTAAAAAACAATCTAACCATGGCTGTGCAAATATAGATGCTATTCCTGTAGGTAACGTAACTTTATTTTTACAACGTGCTAAAAGAAAGATTAGAGAACTAGCTTATAACTTTGATGTAGATGGTTATGTTGCACCTGACATGACTATTCTTGCTGAACATATTTCAGAATCTGGAATTAAATCTATGTCTTACCAACAAGAACCTAATCAACTTATTTGGTGTGTAAGAGAAGATGGTAGATTAGTTTGTTTAACTTACCAAAGAGAACAACAAGTTGTTGCTTGGCATCAACATATATTTGGTGGTGCATTTAGTACAGGTATTGCAGTATGCGAATCCATAGCAACCATTCCTACAGATGATAAAGAATATCAATCATGGGTTATTGTTAAACGTACCATTAATGGTGTTACAAGACGTTATGTAGAATATATAAATCAATTTGATTTTGATCAAACAGATAATACAAATTTTAATTTCTTAGATTCACAACTTGCTTATGATGGATCTGCAACTACTACAATTTCTGGTTTAGATCATCTTGAGGGACAAGTTGTATCTGTTCTTGCAAATGGTTCAACACATCCTAATAGAACAGTAACTAATGGATCTATTACTTTAGCAAGATCATCAACTAAAGTTAAAGTGGGTTTATCTTACACATCCATATTACAAACTATGAGATTAGATGCTGGTTCACAGAATGGTACATCTCAAGCTAAGACAAAAAGAATATTTAATGTTTCTATTAGATTATATGAATCTATTGGTGTAGAGGTTGGTCCAAACTTATCTAATATGGAAGCAATACCATTTAGATCTTCTGCTAATCCTATGGATCAAGCTATCCCAGTATTTACAGGTGATAAGGAAGTAGAGTTTAGAGGCAACTATGAAACTGATGGTTTTATATTTGTACGTCAAACTCAACCTTTACCTTTAACAGTTTTATCGTTATACCCAGAATTGATTACAAATGATGGTTAATAAATTAATTATAATTCCTTATAAACAAGATCATGGCAAACTGATAATGCAATCACAAATGAACCACATGCTTACACAGAAAGACGCATCATTTATTATTAGTGATAACAATAAAGAATGTATGGATCTAGAACAAGAGCATCTAGCATTTACAGGATTAATTAATGATAAGGTTATTGCAGCAGCTGGTATGAAAAGAATATGGGGTAATGTAGCTGAAGGTTGGTTCATTGCTAAGAATGATGTTTGGAGTTATCCAATAACGATTGCAAAAGCTGTAAAGCAAAATATAGATTATCTTGCAACATCTAATAATATTAAAAGATTACAAACTGCAGTACGAACTGACTTTGGCATTGGTATAAGATTTGCTAAGTGGTTGGGATTTACTAATGAAGGATTAATGAAAAGCTACGGATTTGATGGTGCTGATCATTATAGATTTGCGAGGATTTACTAATGGCACAGGCAATACCTTTTGTACAATTAGGATTTCAAGTAGTTCAAGCTAAGAATCAAAGTGCAGCTGGAAAGTATAATCAACAAGTTTATAATAGAAATGCACAGATAGCTGAACAAGAAGCAGCACAGATTGAAAAACAAACAGAAGTTGATTTACAAAGATTTGATCAAAAGTTTAATCAATTACAGGGACAAACTACAACTAGAATACTTACATCAGGTGCAGATCTATCTGGTTCTGGATTGAGAATTTTACATAACAATGAAACTCAAGCACAACTTGAAAGAAATACAATTAATTATAATTCTAAAATTGCACAACAATCTAAATTTAATGAAGCTAACTTTGCAAGAATACAGGGACAAGTTGCAAGACAAGCAGGAAGATCAGCAGCTATTGGAACATTAGCAAGTGCTGCATTTTCTTTTGGTCAATCAAAACCTGGTCAAACATTACTAGGAAATATACCTAACCCATTCGCTTAAACTATGCCAAAAATACCTACATTTACAGCACAAACAAGAATGACAGCAGATGTTGCTGATATTAAAACTCAATATCAAGCACCATTAACTGGTGGACCCATTGCTCAATTAGTTCCAGCAATGCAAAAGTTAAATGATTATTATGTTGCTCAACAAGATTTAACAGAAAAGATTGAAGCTAAAAAAGAAATTTTTATTGTTAAAGGTGAAGCAGATAAATTTTTAAAACAAGAAGAAAATAATTATAATGAAACAAATGCTATTCAAAATTTTACAAATAAATGGGATCAGTTAACAAAACAAAAATTAAATGATGTTTCTAATCTTGGTGTAAGAAATAGAATAAAACAAAATTTAGATCTTGAGTATGGTGATTACGTTTACAATATTAAGAAACAATCTTTTAAAGCATTAGAAACAGAAAGCACAAATACTTATAATTCAGAACAAAATACTTTAGCTGCTAAGTATCAAACTTATAAAGACAATCCTATTATTAAAGCACAAACCAAAGCAAGAATGTTAGACAATGCAAGTGATTATGTTAACTCTATGAAATTATCACCAATAGATGAAATTAATAAAAGAAATGCAGTTGAACGTGATTTATTTTTAATAGACTTAGATTCTATTATTGGAACTACAAATGCTAAAGAAAACTTTGCTAAGATGGATGAGGCGTTTGGTGCTACAAGATTTGTTAAAGATGATGAATTATCAAAAGCATTGTTTGTTACTTATAAAGAAAAAATTTCTAAGATTGCTGTTAAAGGAGATCCTAATTCTGATTATGATAAAGCAATTCAGATAGCAAATGAGTTTGAAACATTACAAAGAGCCAATGGTAAAAAAGTATTAACTGGCAAACAACAAAGTGATTGGAGTGATTTTAAACAAAACTTATTATCAGAATCTATAGCACACGATGAAATTAGAACTAAAGTTGTTAGAGGAACAGAAGTTAATGAATATAGTGTTGCTCAAAAAGATATATTACAAAAAACATTTTATAATGCAATTGTTCCAGATTTATCTGGTCAAAGAAATAAAACTTTAGCAACAGAATCTGGTTTTGAATACGATCAAAGACTTAATCAGTTCTTAGCTGCCAATCCTTCTGCTTCTGTATTAGAGAAAAAATTATATGCAAGAGAATTATCAACTTTATTAATTGATAAATATAGAGATGCAGATATTGCAAACATTACAACATTTGATTTACAGAAAAATAAATTTAATATTGTAAGAGAAAAACAACAAATAGCTGACGCCATTACTGCTTACAATGCAAATCCAGATGAAAAAAATATATTAAAAGTATATGCTAAATTAAATGGATATAAAGATAAGAATGGTAATCCAGACATTAATGGTTTTTTAAAAGAATATCAAAAAGTTATTCAAGCAAGACAGAAAGAATAAATGCCTACTATTGATCCAGCTTTACAGGAGTTTTTCTCTACACCAGATACTCCTAATAAGAATATAAATACACAACCTGTTCCTATTACAGAAACAGTGGCACCAGAACCTAAACCTACTGGCAAACCTCAAGCTATAGATCCTAATTTATTAAATTTTTTTAACGAAGAAAAAACAAATTATCAAAAGATACAGCCAAAGCAATCTGGTTTAGTTAAAGATCCAAAGGAAGATGATTTTGGTTTTTGGCGTACAGTTGGTGATATGACTTTATCAATTCCACAAGGAGTTGTTAATGCTGTTGAAGAACAAGGAGATTTTTTAGATGAAAACATTGTGTCTTTAGGTGGTATTGAATTTGGTGATAAAGATGGAAAATTATCTTTTAAAGACTTTATTCCACAATATGTTTCTCCAACAAGATGGAAAGAACAAAAATATTCAGAAGAAAGACAATTACCATTATTTTATAAACCTAAAACATTAGCTGGTAATGTTACTGAAGGAGTATCAAGATTTATTACTGGATTTTATTTGCCAAATAAATTTCTAAAAGGAGCAGGATTAGTTGGTGGTTTTGGTGTTACAGCATTAAGAGGTATGACTGCAGGTGCAGTTGCCGATCTTACTGTCTTTGATCCTAATGAAGGAAGATTATCAGATATGTTAGTTGAATTTGATTCACCAGTATTAAATAATGCTGTTACTCAATATCTTGCTACAGATGAAGAAGACACAGAAATGGAAGGTAGATTAAAAAATGTTATTGAAGGTATGATTATTGGAGGAGTAGCAGAAGGAGTTTTATTTGGAATTAAAGCATTTAAAAAAGCTAAAGCTACACAAAATTTTGATGAAAAAAATGCAATTTATAAAGAGGCTGGTGAGGCAATAAAAGAAGTACAAGCTGGTAATAAAACAGCACCTGTTGTTAGAAAAGCAATCGTTGATGGTAATCCTGCAATTAATATAGATGAACTTACAAAAGAATTTAAAGTTGGTGAAAAGACTGCAAAAGCAGATTCAGAATCTTTTATTAAAAAAATATTAAATACTAAATCATTTAGAAATGCTGAACATGTTCTTAAAACAATAGATGATGTTGCAGATCAATTTGATGATGCTACTAAAAACTTTTTAGAAAATGATGTATTGAGAAATGACGTTGCAGAAGAACTTGCAACAACATTAGCAAGAAATAAAGATGAAATATTAAGAGCATTACCAAAACAAACTGAAGCTGCTAAACAAGGAACAGTTAGAATGTTAGCATCTAAAATGGTATTACAAGAAATTGCTAGAAATTTACAAGATACATCTATTAAATATGTTAAGCAATTTGGGGATAATGAAAAACTTTGGACTAAAGAAGCAAGACAAGAAATTGCTAATTATGCAAATCTAATTCAAAATGTAACTTATTCATTAAAAGAACAAATCAGAGGTGCTGCACGAGTAACTCAAGCTGGTAGAGTACAAGTTGGTGCAGTAGGTGGTAAAGTTGTTGATGCAGAAAAAGCTGCTGAATTTGTAAGATTATATAATTCTAATCCTATTATTCTTGCTAAGAAATTTAGCACAGGTTCTTTAGATGAAGTTATACAAAATGCTGGTAAAACTAAATATCAAAAAGCAATAGAAGTATTTAACTCTGCTTATATTAACTCATTACTATCTGGTGTATTTACACAAGCAGTAAACTTAAAAAGTGGATTATATGAAGCATTAATTAGACCAATGGAACAAGTAATTGGTGGAGCAATTACTAGAGATAAAAAAACAATACAATTAGGTTTTGCTCAGTATCGTGGAATGTTAATGTCATTTAGAGATACTTGGAAAGCCACTAGCTTAGCATTAAGACAGGGTGATGCTGTTCTTGATCCACTTGCTAGAACTCAAG